GTCATTATAAGCTTTCTTATAAAGCTCTACCAGTTCTGCTGTATACACTGCTGTCTTAAGTCCTAGTGTCTGTGCTATCTTTTTATTAACAACTATTATGCTATCTTGTGATAAAATATCTAAAAACATAATTACCTCGATTTCGTTTCCTAATATATTATACAATGTGAAAAAGCGAAACTTTTGAGATTTCGCTAATTTCATTATTTTTACGCGTACGTATGTAGTTTTTTAGTCTAAAAGTGCTTTTTTAGCTGTTTTTTGGCAATTTGCTAGACATGCTCTCAAATATCTGTATAGCTTTTGATTATTTGCCTTACCAATCTTACTTAAAGTAGCATTTAGTGGCTCAATTCCTATTTTATAGGTATCAATAAAGTAGCTTTTGTAGTCTTCGTCTAGCTCTGTTAGATTTTTAACTAACTTATGTGCCCAAAATTCACTTTGCTTCTCACTTACTCTAACTTTTTCTCCGTTTTCATTGATAAAACTGCTCTTGATTATCTTTACTCTTGTTGTATCACCAAAAGCAATCTGATCCAAGATAATTGCTTCAACAATTTTACCACTATTTATCATTCTTTGTATATAATCTTTAACGTTATCAGCGCTATCGTCATAGTGTCTGTCTTCTGTATACTGCTCATCTTCTAGCATATCCTTCAAAGTTACTAAGTGTGTTCCATCACCTGTGCAAGATAAAAAGCTTGTATCAAAACTTAGTTGTGGCTTATAGTTCGTGCTGTTCTTATCTAAGTTAGCAATATAATAAGCTCTTACATAAATAGTATTTAATGCTTGTAAAATACAAGTCTGTGCATTAACTTTCTTTTCTGGCTTTAACCAACCTCTATATTTAGCTGCTAAATTTATTGCTTCTACTAAATTACCATAGCAATCTTCTATTTCTAATTTTAATGCTTTTCCGTCTTTTAAGAATTTCTTTCCAATTGTATACCAATATCTTAAAACTACTGCTGCTAAGTATTCACTTTGCTTTACTTTATCATCTGCATCTAAAGCTTCTATATATCCATTCATAAGTTGATCTGGTGACATGCTTTGATAATCACCTAATCTACTTGCATAAAATACACAATCTTTCTTAATATCTTTAATCATATTCCTTTTTGCCTCCTTATATAGCAAAATAACTAAGTTATCTTTAGTTATCTGCTTTTATTATATCATGTTTCTTTTGATTTGTAAACTACTTTTGTTCCTTTTTTGTCTTAAATTTGTACAAAACTTCATTAACTGGCAACTTTGATCTCTTCTTATTCTCAACAATAGCATTAACATCTAAACCATTTTTGATTACATTTCTTAAAGTTGTGCCACTTAGTGTAATAATCTTGTCAAACTTTCCATCTGAAGTTACTCTTGCTAGTTGGTATCTATAAGCATTGTGTCTTGTTCCACCACAATATGTTCCTGCTAAGTAAAAGTTTACTACTTTCCAACCGCCTGACAATTCCATTCCTACATACTTACTTCTTCTCATTTCCTAGTTCTCCTTTATCCAAGCATAATCATCATCTGTCTCTAATTCTAAGCTTGTGCCGCTAATCCAAGAATTAACAACTCTTCTAAAAGCTTCCATCAATGAATTATACTTTTTAATTTCTTTAATATAGATTTTATTACTTCCGTTATTGTTTATTTCAAGTTCACCAATATTTAGTTCTTCTAGTTCTGTGCAATAATCATCATTGAAGATATTAACAATGTTTTCTGTTGTTTCTCCAACTATATCACACTTTGAATAAGCATTCATTAAGTCTCTTAAGTCTTCACATAGTTGGTCAAAACTGCATACTAAGTCAACATATTCTCTTAATGTGCTTCTATTTCCTGCAACCGTATCACCATATTCTTTTAAGTATTCCTTATATTCTTCATAGTTATCATTATAAGTTATACAATCTGGTAAAACGTTATCATTATCACCTTGTCTTGTTTCTGGGTCTCTATTATATAATACTAAGTATCCACCACTTGCACCATTGAATCCAACTTCATACTTGTTGTTTCTTTCCCAGTCTCTGATCATCCAATTGATTTCATCATAGTCATCTTGTTGTGCTTTATTTAATGCTTTCCAACAATCACCTTCTAAGTCTAAGTTATACACCTTAACATTGTTGGCAATACTTCTTAAGTTGTTCCAACTATTCATAGTGTTATAAGTGAAGTGTTCCTTCAAAAACTCAAACATTTCTTTATCATTATTTCTATTAACTTTCTTTACAAACATAACTACACCTCCATACGCTTGTACATATATTATAACACAAAATTGCACAAAAGTAAATCTATTTGTGCAAAGTTTATGCAAAATTTCTATCTTTTATAATATGCTTCCATAAAAGCATTTTTTAATTCTTCGCTTGAAAAATAATAGTCTCCTCTATATGTTGTCTTAGAATCTATTATTCTCTTTGGCCACTTCTGCTTACAAAAATCATAAACATGTGTTTCGTCTTCTTCTCCAATCGGTATAATCCAATCAGCTTCTCTATTCGGTCTAAATACATACATATATCTAAACATACACTAGCTCTCCTTTTTAACTCTGTGTCTTACAACACTAACGTTTCCTTTCTTGATATCGTCCATTAACACTAGTGCTTTCTTAAAGTCTTCAAATGTTCCTCTAAACTCTGGCGTATTCCAATCAGTATATGGCTTTGAATCATTATTTGTTCCTACTTCAACCATTAACTGATTTTCATTATTATACCACATCTTAGTGATAACGCTTCCATCAAAACTTTGACAGCTTGACTTAAAGCCACTTGCTTTTGATCCACCTCTTGTTGCTTCAGATCTGTTTCCAACTACCATTCCATAAAATGCTGACATATTTATAACCTCCTTGTCCTCATCTCTGTACATTTATTATAACGTACTTTGCGTCAAAAGTAAACCCTTCAACGCAAAGTCTATGCAAAATTTCTATTCGTTATTTTCCTCTTCTGATTCCTTTTCTTCTTCGTCGAAGTATTCATCGTCATAGTCTTCGTCTTCATCAACTAAATAGTCAATTTTTACTTCTACTATTTCATTATCTTTATTGTATCCAACATAAGCATCATAACTGCCATCACCATATCCGCTTTCACTCCAAGCGCCATTGCACTTAAATAAGCTATTAGTTGTAGCTATTCCACCGCGAGCTTTGAAAAACTCATCATCACAAAGCTTGCTCCAAACACTATCTAAGTCTGGCTTGTCTTCAAATACTCCACAAAGTCCGGCATCTACTCCAATATCTGCATCTAGCTTTTTAGTCCAAAATACTGCTTGACCTCGTGCTTTCATAGTTAGTGAAGCTACTCTGTCTCCCCAACTACCACAATTCTCAATTTCTATTGAAGCATCCCAAGTGCCTTTGAAAACATTTTCTATTGTTGCTGTGCACCAAGTGCCTGGCGCATAACATGGATCAGTTATTGTTAAGTGTCCTTTTGTAAATGTAATTGTTCCTAAATTTTTATTCATAATTATTTCTCCTCGTAATTGTCTTCGTCATATTCATGAAAGCATAAACCGCTATTCTTTTTATTATAAGTATTAGTCATTGCTACAAATGATTCTAAAAACCATCTAGCATCATCTCTAAAGTCTTTCTTAGTCTGATTTGGCTTAACACTAACTGCTGTGCTCCAAACATCACCACCCATACTTGCTGTATACCATGGCGCATTCATAAACTCAAAGTCAGCACAATCAAAATCATTTCTTACTTTTATTTCTTGATCAATAGCATAGTCTCTGTCTGTTCTACTATGAATAATAGTATCATCATTTTTATCCCAGCCACCTGACCAACCAACTGCTACACATAAGTCGCTACTTAAATTAAAGTGGCAGCATCCTTGATCTTCATTAACTAACCATTCTACTGATTCCTCTAAAAACTTCGCTAACTTATCAATATTCTTTTTCGTTACTACATTCTTTTTGTTCATAAGATTTATAGCCTCCTTATATCTTACTACCTATATTATATCACAAAAAAGTGGCCTTGTAAACCACTTTTTGTAAAGTTTTTGTAAAGTTATTTTATTCGCTAACTCTTGTATATTTATACGCTTCACGAATATTTGCACCAAAGTATTTACCTAATGAATGACTCGCCATAAGTTCGGCATACACTTCTGCTGGCACATTGTTATAAACATATTTGCTTCCGTTCTTAAACTCAACTGCTAAAAGTTTTAAGTTGGTATCATAACCTACTTTTGCTAGTGTTGATGATTCTACTTCTCTCATTTCCATATTATAAAACTCTCCAATAATCTTTTTTTACTTGTTCGTAATAATCGTGGTCATATCTTCCACTTGTTAGTACTTCACCTACTACTCTGTAATTTGCTGCAAAGTTATTACCACTAACTCCTATTGCTGAAAAAGCACCACCTCTATACTTAACTATAATAAACTCTTCTCTCCAACCTTCTGGTTCTTTTTCATAAAGTTCAAATCTAACTTCTTCAACATTGCTTTGATATTTAGTTATAACTTCACTAAGATCAGATATTTCTTTTGCTTTGCCGTCATAAAATACTTTTAATCTATCTGTCATTTCTCTCACCTCTCTATAATAATTATATCACCTTTCAAAGAAAATGTAAATACTTTTTTGTAAAGTTTTCGCAAACTATTTTACATCTCTCCGCCACATGTATTATACAAAACTATCTCTTCAGTATCAGCACTATTCTCTTGTAGGTCATCTAAAGTTATTCTGCCCACGTCTAGCAAAGTACAAACTGCTATACAAAGTGGTTCTAAGTCGCAGTTCTCTCTTAAGAATAAGCTATAAGTATAATCACATACTAGCTCAAAATCTTCAGCTGTCAAAATGCTATCTTCAACTATTGTCTTCTCACCAATATCAAATGCTGACTTAATAAGCTTAGTGCAGCTAATTGCATATAGTTGTCTATTTGCTGGGTCTTTATTTTGCCACTTTTCAAATTCATTTAATGTTTCTAAGTATTTCATTTTTTATCACCTCTAATATTATTATATCATTATTTTCAATATTTGTAAACTACTTTTTTCAAAAATATTGTAAAATGAGATTATTGAAATTTCGACGATTTCGCGCACGTTACATACGTATATAAGTAAAATGCTTAACTTTTGCTAAAATTAGTCCCATTTGGCTTATAATGAGCCCAAAATAGCATTAAAAAGAAAACGAAGGCGCCTTGACTAAGCAAAAACGCCCCCGCTTATCATCTTTTTTAGCTTTTTGCTGCTTGTCTAGCTTCTGCCATCGCTAAAATACGACCTGGAATTACAAAAGCTTGATTACATCTATCGCAGCATCTATGTTCTGGCTTAAAAGTAGGTCTAACTACTACTAACTCTCCATCTTTATTATAGTCTCTCCAAGCTGCTCCGTCTGGATTATTACCCCATCCTGCTTCCAAAGCTCCACATATACAACAAGTAAATACTTCATCTTTCATATTTAACCCTCCAACTTAATCACATAATATTCACTTCTTTCTAATGAATTACCATCATCAAAGTCATTGCTCATGAATAATTCTGGAATATTCAATGCTAAAGTATTTTCTACTAATGTGCCTCTATTTTCCATATTACGCACATAGTCATCAATATGCTCTTCATACTCAGCCATATCATCAGCATCGTCCTCATCTAAGTCAAAACAATCAGCATACTCATGTGCTATTCGATCTAAGTCTTCTTCAGCTAATGTCTTAACTTCTTCAAACTTGTCAGTCATACCAACTACATCAAGTGATGTGTATACGTCATAATCATTTGTTGTGGTAGTAAAGCTACCGATTACCATATATTTGCTCATTTTTTAAGTCCTCCTAATTTCTTTCTATATTTATTATAACACTTTTCTTTGCTTTTGTAAATAGTTTTATGCAAAGTTTATGTAAAGTTTATTATACGTTATTTGTAGCTGAATCAATTAAAGCTAACATCTTTGATAATAAAGCTTCACCTTCTTCAGTTTTAATTACAGCTCCAATTAGTGCACATAAAACTGTTCCAGTTACTGTATATCCTTGTTCATCTCTTACTATATAACCATCTCTGTGCATAATATTTGCTGCTAGTGCTTCAGCTTTTACTTCTAATACATCTAATTCCTTGTTTTCCATAATACTTAATCTCCTTTATTAACCTTGTCCTGTGATAATTCTGATAGTTGCTCTATCATTATTACCTTTTATATCGTATACATCAATACAATTTAATTTCTTACCATCAATGAATACTTCATCTTTTTCAAATAAGTCCATATCATCTGTTCTAAATCCAACTTCTTGCTCAATTCGATCATACTTTAGATGAACATTATGATATTCAGTTCTATTTTCAACAATAATATCACCATGTAGATCATATACTTCAATTATTGTTAATTTCTTTTGTGGTCCATCTATTAAAGTTTTTCTTGATTTCTCAATTACCTTCCAACCTTTACTTTTTAAGTCAATTACTTCCATTTGTTTTTCCTCCGTTATTTACTTTCTACATATATTATAACACAAAAAGTGGCTTTTGTAAACCACTTTTCGCAAACTTTTTGTAAACTTTTTAGATTTCTCTATAATCTTTATCAGCAATAATCTTTTCTAGTTCATCTCCGGCTGCTACACTTTCTTCTTCGATTGTTGAATCAAAATCAATAACATTTGCTGTAATCTTTATATTTGCTGGTAAGTTAGTATAAACATTTGTTACTTCACCATCACCTATAACAACTATAACTTCATATTCCTTTTCCATAATTACACCTCGTATTCTTTAATTTCACCTTGATAAATTGTTGTGCTATTTCCATCATCGTATAAAACTACTTTGAAGAAATCATCTGTAAGTTCTGTTTCATCACTTAAAACTTCACCATATTCTCCATCATATTCTAAGTATTCATTAAATACTGAATATAACTCTTTCTTTGCTGCATCATAATCTGTGAATACTTTTTGTGCGTCTATGTTAATTGGATCGCCTTCATAAGCATTATCACAACTTGAAATTGCTGTAAATACATAAATCTTAGTCATTGAAATCACCTCTCTTTCCTAATAAATAATCTAATGCTTGTGGTCTACCTGACATATCTGGCATTAAGTTCCATTCTAAACCTGTGCTTTCATTATAGATTCTAACTCTTGTGGCATTAGCATCACCTGATACATCTGTGACTATATCACCTTCATCTAATAAGAAAACCTTATCAGCACGCTTTTGTAATTCTTCAAAACTTAGTTTCATGATTACCTCCTTAATTATCTTCTATATTTATTATAACATAAAAAGGGTCTTTTGTAAACCCCTTTATGCAAAGTTATTGTAAAACTATTGTCGTTTTAACTCTTCAACTCTTGCTTCAACTAATGCTCTTGTCTCAGCAGTTAATACTCCACTAATCATATATTCTAAGTCAGCAATAACTTCATCAACATCATAGTTATTTAGTACTGCAAAATCATCAATAGCAAATGAAAAACCATATTGGTCATCACCTTCATACTTATCAATAATTTCCCAAACCTTTTGGTCCTTTTGTTCTTTAGTCATAATTTAATTCCTCCTTAAACAAATAAATTATCAATATAATTGTTAATGTACTTTTTTAATTCTTCTCTTGAACCATACTTATACTTGCATCCTGATGATCCGTCATTAGAAATATAAACATAATCTTGTCCATCTTCTCTAAATAACTCTACTTCAATATTTGCTAATGTTCTGTCGTCATCATAAGTATCTGTATCATTGTTATCAATAATATTAAAGTATAAATAATCTTCATCAGCACAATCAAACTCTGTTTCATACGCTTGATAGTCATAACCGGTGTCAAGAACAAATATTGTATCTGCTTCTAAGTCAATTAAATCATTACTAACTATTATTTGATTATCTTTAATTTCAACATCATCATATTCAACTGGCGCAATTAAAATATCAATATTTCTTAAAGTATCAAATAAACCACCATTGTCTATAATATCCCAAACAAATGTATTTGCTTGTCCTTCACTCATATTGTTAATAATATCTTTAATGCTCTTTAGTCCTAAAACTGCTAATTCGGCTTTGTCTAACTTAAAGCCCTCTAGTTCTAACTTCTTAATTAAACTATTTTTAGTCATAAATTAGTCCTCCCAAATATCTACACTATCTTCTGCTACATTGTCCCAAAGTTGAATACAAGTATTCTCATCAGCATATTCTGCTTCGTCTCTTGCAACTTTTTTTGCTGTTTCTAGGTCGTCATATTCAAACTCTAAAAACTCTTCTGTTTCGTCATTTTCAATAGATAAAATATATCTTTTTTCTTCCATAAGTATTTACCTCCTATTACTTATCTTCTATTATAATTATATCACGTATTTATATAAATGTAAACCCTTTTATGCAAAATATTTGCAAACTATACATCTATTATAAAATTATTTTTGAACTCCTCATTTGCTTCTTCTTCTATTTCCTTCAAAAGCATATTATCACTAGCTTTTGCTTTTTGCTCAATTTCTAAACGCTTTTGTGCAGCAATAATTTTATTGTATTCTAGTAATAGCTCTTTAGTTAGTTGATGTGCTTTTTGTCCGTCATTTATCGGTGTCTCTTCATCTATAGAATCTGATCTAAGTTGCACTGCTTTGAATTGTGCTAATAAAGTGCTATGTGTGTTAATCCACTTATTTGCTTTATCAGTAGTATACATCGACTTGTATTGCATGGCATTATATCTTTCTAGCTCTTCTTTAGTTAAAGAATCAAACTCACCAAATGCTAATTCATAGTTAAGATATTCAAAGTCCTCTACTTGCTTTCCTAGCGCTAATACAAATGTAATAAATGCTATTTTTTCAGCTTTGCTATATTTTTGAATACACTTTAATATTTTTGTATAAGGTAAAAACCAATACTTAACAAATAGCTTATTTCTGCAAATAGTATAGATCATTTCATTTTGAAGCTTTCTGCAGTACTGATATTTAGATAAGTTTAATTCATCACCTTCACTGCTATAGTAAAACTTTTTTCTAGCAATGTGCTTATAAAAAGCTCTTAATTGAAAAAATTGCTTAACAAACTTCTTAAACTCTCTGTCTTTAATTACTTGTTTTGGATTAAATGAAGAAGCTTCTTTATAAAATATTCCACCCTCATACTTTAATGTAGGGTAGTCAGACATTAGCATAAAAAATGGCTGTGATTTCTTTTTTGCCTCTAACTCAGCTGTTTCCATAACAAAGCTATTCTTAGCTACTTGTTCTATAGCTACATCTCTTTTTGTCTTAAAAATAGTTTCCTGTCTAATTTCTGCTCCACACTTAGGACATTTTCCTATACGCACTATTTTATTGCGCATTTCAACTGGCTCACTTCTTAGCACGTTATTTAAGAATGCTGTGTGATAGCACGACATACACAAAATACATGTATTATTATTTGTTAACAAACCATTAACTAGCTTTTGTTTTTTAACTTCTCTATTGTCTTCCATAAGCATATTTTCCTCCTTGATGTTTAGTTATTCTAGCTTTTCAAGCAAGTATTACCAACTTGCTTGATATACACACTCATAGTGCTCGCCATGCTCACCTTCGTATGACTCTAAAAATGTTTCGACTTTGCTTAATAAGTCAGCTGTGTATTCTAGCTCCTTAAAATACCACTCATCAATTTCAGTTGAACCAAAGAAAAATCCTGATTGTGGTGGCAATAATTCTTCTGCTTTATAATGATCTTCTAAAACTTGATTACAAGCATAGTGTAAGTCAATAATATTAGCTAAGCTTAAAGTAATAGCTTCACAATTATCAACTCCGCCAGCACAATTTTGCACAAACCAGTTATGAATAGCATTTGCTTTTCTCCAATAACCAATTTGATAATCTGTAGTTGTATCAACGCTCATAAAGTTTCTTTCAAAAATATTATTTTGAAAATCTTTTAATTCTTTAGGATACTTAAGCTTAGGATCACTCCAATGTGCTTCAAATCTCGTGCGACTTTTGTAATCTGTCTTTCTTAAGTATAAATACATATCTAATCCCATAGTTTTTATCTCCTTTGTTTTTTATTTTCTAATATAATTATAACACTTATTTAGATAAATGTTAATAGCTTTTTGTAAATTATTTGCAAAGTTATTGCTAAAGCTTTTTCTTCATCTATCTATTTCTATTATAGCATAAAAATAAGCGGCTTGTAAACCGCTTATCTGTAAAATCTATGCAAAATTTAATGCTTTTAGAAGTATTACTTCTATAATAGTTCTTGTGCAAGTATCTTGTCTACATTATAATAATCCTTATAAGAAATTCTAATAAGTTTTAAATTATGATTTTTACAATATTCATCTTTTAACTTATCTCGTTCCTGTGTTTCTTTGAATCGTTCTGCTGTATTCCAATGGCCTAGTTCATAGTGTTGAATACCATCATATTCTATTAAATAGCATAAATTATTATCTTGGTCTAATAAAGCAAAGTCAAATCTAAGTGGGCTATGTTCAGCTTTGTAATAAAGATCTTTAAATTTAAATTGTTGCTTGATAATATAATCTGTATTTTTCTCAAGATAGTTTAATACTTTATCTTCACCTCTTGAATGATAGCAATCTGGACAACGCTGACCATCTAGAATAAACTTTTGTGGCACCATCCAAAATTGGTGCCCACATGTATTATGTCTAAATAGCATCTTAGTTTTAGCATTTTTATACTCTGATAGTATTGTATATTCATCTGCTACTAGATCAAATATTTTTTGATTTATTTCATCAGCCGAATAAGTAAATCCGCTATGATTTACTTCTAATTGCTTACAATATGGACAAGTTTTTTGTTTATTTAGAATAGATGTAGCGACTATTGAATAAGTATTGCCACAAGTATTATGTTTAATAGTAACTTTTTTAGTCAGTCCTTTATATTCAGACAAAACTTGATAGTCATTACCTAGTATCTGGTTAACTCTGCCCAAAAAGCTTGTATTAGTAAGTCTAAGTTTATCACCTATTCTCTCTGCTCTGCAATATGGACATCCTTGACCTATAAATAGCTTAGCCGGCTTACTATAAAATTCTTTATTACAAGAAGTGCAAAACATTTTTACTTTTGTATTAGTATTTTTATAGCCAGACTTATATAAATATCTGCCTTTATGAATATCTTGAATACGTTTTAGAAATTCTGCTTCTGTAACATGCTTCATTAGCTAATCTTCCTTGCATATTGTGTATTATTTGCTAGCTTAACACCAAGTACATTGTCGAAGTGCTCTGAATGCTTTGGATTATATCTGCCAAACTTTACTATAATATTTGGCCACTGCTTTAGCTGCTCTACTTCTGCACTAATCTCAGCTTCAATATAGCCTGTGTAAATAACAATGTCATGATCATACTTTAATCTAAAAGCTTTAATAAGCTCTAGTAAGTCACTAAATGAATCAATGGGCTCTAACCCCGCGCATACTAAAGCTCTACTGCCTCCTTCTAGTGCCTCTTCATATAGCTCTAGAATTCTGTCAATACTTATATCTATATTTTTTTGCTTAGCTAAGGTAGAATTTTGGCAGCATTGCACACCACATTCCACTTCACATTTAAAGCTGCAATTTGGAAATGCAATGTACATTGCTGGATACTTATAGTTTATGAAATCAGTAGATATTAGATCTTTTATAAGCATAAGTTAATCTGAAATTACTGAAGTTTCACCATGCATTAATGCAGAATTATACCACTCTCTAGCAGAAAATTCTTTCTTACGTTCTTTTGAGTATGATTTGCTTGGGGTTAGGAAACCTACAATTCTTTGCCAAGTATCTGCTTTAGGCTTTCCACAAATTGGACAAATATCAGTGCCAACAAAACCATGACCATTTTCACAGGCATTAATTCTAGTATTAAATGCAAAATAGAAAACACCTTTCTTAGCAATTCTGTTTAGCATATCCCAAGCCATATCTTCATTTGGGAAGTTTGATTCTAAGTTTATGTGGGCAATAGCTCCACCTGAACATTTCTCATCAAGTATTGAACTTAGACGTATCTTTTCTGAAATTGTGCATTTTTCTGTTAATGGTATCCATTGATTAGAATAAATTGAGTAGTCACTAATATTGTATAATACAGAATCTTTTGCACAAAGATTAACCGCCGCGCGCTCCGCTGGAACACTTTCAATATTAAAACTATAGTCTTCAGTAAAGCTATCTTTAACTTCATTTAAAATTTTGAAAATCTTATCAGCTAGTTCAATTCCTTCTTTTGTATAGCTCTTATTACCAAATTCATCTGTAGCAATGTATCCAAACTTATCTATAACTTCGTATAAACCTAGAATACCTATTGTGCAGTATTGATGATCTAAGCTCATACCACCTTCTACATAGTTTGGTAATAAGCCTTTCTCAATATTTCTAGAAATAATGTGTCTAACTCTGTCTAACACCTTACAGCATAATAAAGTTCTCTTCTTTAGCAAGCTTAGGTATTTTGCTTCAGATGCATCAGCTCCAAGTTCATAAAACATATGCACTAAATTGATAGTATTAACTTTAACTGATCCTATGCTTAGCTCGGTACCACCAATACTATTAAAGAAACCTTTTAGCTTAGTAGTATCACTTAGTAGTCTGCAGCAATTTGATAATGTAGTAACATCCTGGCCAACAAAGAAGTTAGAATCATTCCAAGTGCAGTTATGGTCAGAGCACCATCTAGCAAAACTTTCATCAACAAATTTGCCTTCTTGATATAGTAATGAATATGTAAGCACTGGGAAAGTAAACATGTTATGTGATCTGATCTCACTTACTACTTCCATAAATAATTTCTCATGTTCTATAAATTCTTCAATATAATCTATAGCTAGTGTATCATCAGGAAATATAAGGTCTCCGAACAAAGCAGTGTAGTATTCTCTATCAAATATACTTACATTTACAAATGCTGATTGATCAACTCTCATAAATGGTTGATTTAATCTATAGATAAACTTTTGGAAACATTGTTTTAAATAGTAGTCTTTGTCTTTGATAAAGTAACCGTTTTCTAAGTCATGCTTATAAAAATAAAATGTCCATACTAAAATATTTGGAATACCTACAGCACCTGAACTTCTGTTTGACATAAATGAAATATATTCAATTACATCGTCTAAAAATGTAGCTAAATGCTTTGGCGGCTCATTGTTATAGTTAGGTAAGAAGAATAATCCTTCTTTAGCTAATCTAGAAAGATCATAAGCATAACAGTATGGTTTCATGCTAGCGCTTGGAAAATCGTGCATATAATACGCGCCTAGATACTCATTCTTTAGCCATTCTTTGGCTGTAGCTAAACCATATTTCTTCTTTAGCTCATAGAAAATCTTATTCATAGCAATTATCTTATCAATAGATTTTCCTTTTTCAGCTAAAAGTGAAGCAATATCTTTATGACTTGCATTAGCATTATTATCAATTGTTACATCATTTACGTTTTTATCTACGAATGAATTAATAAAATCGCTGAAATTTGTTTGTGAACTGTGAATACCATTAAGTATTTCAAAATCTTCACCATATTCATCTACTAGATTTTGTAAGGCTTTTTCAAAGTCTTTTGAAAGTTTGATATCAATATTCATACTATTTTGTTACCTCTTGTAAATATTTAATTGCATCTGAAAAGTTTAAAAATTTATCATCAACTTGAAGTATTGGTGCAGATAGCACATTATGTTCTCTGCCTACTTCTAAAACTTTAGCTTTATCTCTTTCTACTTCATATGGTAGATTAGCTTTAGTTAACTTAATTTCTAATACTTTGCATTTTGGGCAATCAATTGTGTAAAACTTAATCATATTATTGTTCGTCTCCATTCTTGTTAATTAATTTTTGTTGTTCTTGATAATATTCTTCTGCTTGTTGATAGTTAAAGAATAGATTATCTATTTGTAAAATTGGTAAGTCTAACTTATATTTTTTTGCAACCCTACTTATAATCTTGCTATCTTCTACTATCAGATAAGATAATTGTAATTCTTTAAGCTTTTTTTCAATTAGCCTAGACTTATTATCATATATAGTGTATAAAATTATTTCCATGTATAAATATCCCCGATAATTAAATTTATATATTTATTTATAAATATATAACTTGCAAAGCCCTAATGGGTAGTGCATTTATTTTAGCACTTAATTAAGGGCTTAAAATTAAAAAATAAGCAGCTCATAAAACAAGCTTACTTTTAATAGCCAAGATATGTCTGAAATACTCTGAATTCAGAAGGATTACGTCTATTTAGCTACTAAAATTTTAGTCGCTTTTCTCTGTAGTCTTGCAGATGCTCTTGGGGTCTTTCCTCACCTGCTAATATACTTGTTAAGTTCTTACCTAGCAAACAATAGCAGTAAAATTCATCAAGCATATCATATGTAAGTTCTTTTTCTGCTGTATAAAATTTAATACAAGCATCTAACTGATAAATTCCACCTATTGTAGCAATACTATCATTATTATTTTCACTTACATCTATCAGATACTGCTTATATAATTCTTTGTGTGCTTTCTTAATAGCTTTAACAATTTTCTTCATTGCATGATAATACTCTACAACAAATGCTGCTTGTGCCCAGTTCTTTATAAATTCAAACTTGGAATGCTCACCATTTATTGCTCTTGCTATTAATTCGGTAATTTCGTCTTTATTATCTGTCATCATTATATTATACATTATTTTTATTTATAAAAATAAAAACCTGGTCAGTCGATAACCAGGTTTTTATAAGCATTTGATAGGAGGTGTTTCATCTGCTCATTATATTATACAATGTTAAATTTGAAATTTTGATAATTTCGTTTTAAACTTCTTCAACTTCTCCGTGTTTTTGTGCAAGTCTATATTCATCTGGCGAAATAGTGTGATATCCAGGTTCATCTAGCTTTCCATCAACAACAGCTAAATTAGGATCAATATAATCGTCAATTGCATCACCTAGCACACGTAAAGCTTGATCAAGTACACCCTCTGGGTCAATTACTCCAAATCTGTCATTATAACTTGCATCAGCTTGTGTAAACATATAAATAGTTTTTTGTTTAGTAGTATAGAAATCACCTGTCTTTTCATTCTCTAGAGTTATATTCTCTAATGTACAGAATTGAATTGGCTTTTGTGAATCAGCTTCTAATTCATCTAATACCCATGGAAGATTATAATTTACTGTTAGCTCTGGTGCAGGAACTTCTACTTTGTTTTTCTCAAGTAAATCTTCTTCTGCAAAAGATAAACCTAAAATTGGTGAAAGATCAACCACTCCTGAAGTAACATAGGCACGGTCTACATCTTCATTTAATGTTAGGTTCTCTGATTTGTTTTCTGTAGCTAATTCAGAATTTTCTTCAGCATCTTTAAGTGCTTCTGAATTGTTTAGTGATTCATTAGCTTCTTCCTTAGGCTCTTCTGCTGAATCTGAAACTTCGGCAGTTTCGTTTTCTTCAGCTTTAGGTTCTTCTTCAGTAGCCTCAGGTTCTTCAGTAGCTGTATCTTTAATAGCTTCTGGAAGATCTTTGTCTAAAGTAGCTTCAGTTTCTTCTAAATCTTTCTTAATATCGTTAGCAATTAGCTCATTATCAGCTTTTAGAAGATCTTTTTCTAGTTCTACCTTCTTATTATTTAAAAATTCAATGTAGTCGTTATATAATTTAAGCTTTTTGTCTAAGTCTACTTCTTTCTCAATAGCTTCTTTGAAGTATTCCTCTGTAAGTGGCTTTTCAAGTGGCTCTTTCTTCATTAAGCAGTCTAATGGCTTTTCATCTTCAGCATGTGTTACTACTTTATTTGGTCCTTGACAATCTACTACTGCATTATCTATACCTTTAAGCTCTTGATCACTTTCTACTGGTGGATGTTCTTCATTAACATGCTCTTCTAATATTTCTTCATCACC